ACATCGGATGCGGTGGTGGTCGCCGTCAATTCATCACCTGCAACGGGCACTGTTTCACCGATAGGATCGCCGCCTTTTTTAATTACGGGCTTGGTCGTATTGTCAAGCGCTACATAGTTGTTGCCGATTGTTACCTCCGTTGCCGCGCCGTGAGGAGCGCTGCCCGTCGCCTTGACGCGTACCTGATATGTGCCCGGGTTGAGCCCCGTTATCGTCGTGTCTGTGACATCAGTCCAGTTGGTGCCGTCGGCAGAATATTCCATGGCGCTATCCACACCCGTTATCGTACCGTCCGCCGAGCTTCCGTTCGTTGCGTTGGTCGAGTTAATACCTGTTGGTGCATTCGGACGGGCAGGTAATGTTACTTCGAGCCATTCTCCCGCCTTCGTGTCGTCCATTTCTTTCGCGCGGATATAGACCTTGCCGGTGCCATTGAGTGCATCCACCAGCGAGCCGTTTGTGATTACTCCGCTGTCGTTTTGTGAGGTGGAAACCTCATAATCATTGCCGACTGTGTAAGTCTCAGCTTCGTAGTCCGGAACAAATCCGGCTGTTTCCGCATCCGCAGGAGCGGCAGGGCCGTCCTTCTTCTCGACCGCTTCCGTCACGTCGGATGTCTGTGTAGGTCTCTCGTCTGTGTCGTAGTCCGTTCCGTCTTCCTTCTTCGTCTGTGTGACCTTGACCGTGATGGCCTTGCCCACGTCGTCTGCGGTCAACGTATAGGTGTCCCCTGTTGCTCCGCTGATAGCATCTTCGCCCCGATACCACTGATAAACAACATCGGATGCGGTGGTGGTCGCCGTCAATTCATCACCTGCAACGGGCACTGTTTCACCGATAGGATCGCCGCCTTTTTTAATTACGGGCTTGGTCGTATTGTCAAGCGCTACATAGTTGTTGCCGACCGTTACCTCCGTTGCCGCGCCGTGAGGAGCGCTGCCCGTCGCCTTGACGCGAACAGAGTAAGTGCCCGGGTTGAGCCCCGTTATCGTCGTGTCTGTGACATCAGTCCAGTTGGTGCCGTCGGCAGAATATTCCATGGCGCTATCCACACCCGTTATCGTACCGTCCGCCGAGCTTCCGTATGTCGCATTGGTCGAGCCCAGATTCTCCGGCGCAGCCGGACGGGATGCCAATGTCACCGCTACCCAGCTTCCGGCGGCAGTATTATCGGTCTCCGCAATGCGGACGTGGATCGTCGGTGTCCCTGTGCCATTGAGAACAGCCGTCAGGCTGACAGGAGACGTCGTTGCTGCATTCGTTCCGTCGGTAGAAATTTCATAACCGTCGCTATACGTCGCCGTTTCGTCAGGATAGTTGACAGTGATCTGCGCTGCAGCATCGGTGCTGGTCAGTTCCGCAGCGTCAGCCTTCTCAATTGTCACTGTTTCAGAACCGGTGACCTCATTATAGTTGTTACCCGCTGTGATTTGATAGTAAACAGTCAACGGGCTTTCGCTGACATCAGTGATCACAGGACTCTGAGTTAAATTATATTCTCCTGAATCTGTTGATCTATACTTGATTGTGGCCCCGCTGGCGGGTTTGGTTACATCCACGGTAATGCCATGTTGCTGACCATCGTATTTACCGCTCCAGCCCAGGGCATTAACCGTCATATCGGCTTTTGCCACGTTTAAGGTATATGATACAGTTTTTGTTGCATAAGTATATGTTGAACTGTCCGTTACAGTTGCTGAAATCGTTGTAGACCCAGCGTCCCCAATGGTAACCAAACCATTTTCGTCAACACCTGCAACGCCTTCCTGGCTTGAAGCATATGTTACCGCTCCATCACCGGTTTTCGTCAATGGATTGGTGAACGCTTCATCACCAAAGGTTTTATCTACCGTTGTTGTGCCGTAACTGATACTGCCCGCCTGTTTATTGACTGTAACACTGCAAGTCGCTTTGGCAGCGCTTGTCCCGACTGCCGCTGTTGCGGTGATTGTTGCCGTACCGGTGCCAACCGCGGTAACCAGGCCATCTTGATCTACTGTGGCAACGCCTGTATTGCTGCTCGACCAGATGATAGACTTATCTATGGCATTATCAGGCGCCGCGGTCGCCGTCAGCTGCACTGTATTCGTATCACTGCCAACAGTAAATTCAGCGGATGTCTGATTGAGGGTAACGCTCTCGACAAGAACCCCCGGGAGCACTACCTTTTTATAATAAGAGCTGCCTGAATAGTTCAGTTGTTGATCAGTGCCGGGTTGAATAACCGCTACGCCTTGGGTTCCGTCAGAATCAGTCCATCCGATAGCGGGATCCGCATTCGTTAAGTAGTGGTATATGGCTGCCTGTGAACCACCCTGAGCTTCAACTTTACAGCCAGATCCAATTGATATCTTGTTGAAGGGGGGAGTCGAGATACCATGGTTTTTCCCCGAGGCGGTAATATTTGTCTTGTTGCCGGAAATAGATATGTTCGAACCATTTATGCCCGTATTACCGGATGTTGCAGTAACAGTTGCATTGGTGATGGTTAATGCACTGCTCGCGGATATACAGGTATGAACAGCAGCGGCCGTCACCTTCGCGTTTTTGATCGTGAGATTATATTGTGCCTGGATGCCTTTGTATGTATAACTATAATTAGTGTCTGTTGCCGTAGCATTCACGATGCCACCATTGATAGTCAGGTCGCCATAGGTCCAGATAGCGGCGACATTTTTACCACTAACATTATTTTGGCAACTACTATTTGTAACCGTCAGTTTACCGGTGCCATTCGTCTGTCCATAGATATTAAGATTATGTCCGCTTGTGCTCGTATTTGAACCGGTTCTGATATAACCATTGGGAAGACTCAGTTCACAACCGTCGCAAAGAATAAGGTTTATATCGCCAGTAGTAGTTGAGGTAGTAATATTGCCAGTTATCGTCACATTACTGTTCACCACATACCAGCCCGGGTTCCAGGTTACACTACCACTGCTGGTGACCTCGGTGTATTCGGTGCAGTTCCCGGTCGTACCATCAGCCTTCTTGTATTGGACGCCTGCAGCAGCATACGCCGTCAGGCTCATCCCCGGCAGCAGCCCCAGCATCAGCGCGAGGCTGAGCAGGATGCCTAAAAACCGTTTACTTCTGTGTTTCATTGTGTGTTCTCCTCCTATTCTACGCCGCACGCGGCGACATGGTATATATGGTTGTGTGTTGCTGCGCCGGGTAGCGCAAAAAACCGCCGAACCTGACAGGGTATACTAACCCCGTCAAATCCGACGGTTATCCATCACGAATGTAGTATTCAGTTTCAAGCGCCTCGCAATCGCAAGACGTAAAAAGGGCGCAGTTAGCCCATGCTCTGCTCTGCTCTGCTCTGCTCTGCTCTGCTCTGCTCTGCTCTGCTCTGCTCTGCTCTAAGGAGCGTAGTTCTATTCCGCATGGCTGTCAAGTCCCTTTCCGTCAAAAATCTGAGAAGAACCGAAGTTCCCATCTCATGTATCGGCCTGCCAGCGCGGATTCTTAACCCCTGCACGTGAGCATAAAGATACGTCTATATTATAGCAAAACCCGGGGCTGATTTCAACGTAAATTTCGATGAATTTTCGCGAACAACAAATAGGCGAGAACCATCGCCTCGCCTGCAAAGAGTGTATCACAGCTGGAGTATGGGTGCAAGTACGGATTGCTCATGTGACCACCCTCATAAAAAATCGGGCAACTACATCACCATTTTCACAGTGATATGCTGCCCTGTGTTCCCGCTCAAATCTCGACCTCCACGGTCACGCCAGCCTTGAAGACCACTTCGTAGCCGTCATCCTTCACGACCACCCTGTCCAGGTAGCGAATGACTAGGTCGTTGTTGAAAGCCTCCATCCGCCCGTTTTCATCCAGCACTCCCTCCGGCACCGTGTACCTCGTGCGATTGAAGAAGTCATCGTAGTCACGGCAGGCTCCGGTCTCTTCTGCATTCTCGTTCTCTGCCTCCCTGCTCATCCACTCCGGCAGGCTGTTCTTGACCATCTCGTCTACCAGCTCCAGCAGGAGCCTGATCTGTACTTCACGATTCGCCTGCTCCGCCCGCTCGGCGTAGAGCCCGTCTTTGCGTCTCCTGATCTCGACGATCTGGCTTCTCAGGAATGCCGCTTCGTCCATCTCGCGGGTGATCACCTGTGCGCTGCCAACCTCGTCAACCACCGTGGTGTTCATCGGCTCCTCATCCTCCGGCACCTGGCTTGCCAGCACCTCCAGCCGCTCCTCCAGCCTGTCCTGCTGTCCGTCCAGCGTCTTCAGCAGGGCATCAATCCTGCCAATCTCACCCGTGAGCAGCCGCTCCCGCTGCACCACCAGTTCCTCGCGCCTTGAAGGCAGCGTGTTGAACGCCATCACCACTGCCCTCTGCGCCTCGGTCTCTCGGACGATGCGGCATTCGCACCGCGTCGGGACATCCTCGTGGAAATCCGTCTTCTTCACCAGCGCACTCTGCCTGCACCGCCAGTCCGTCAGAGCGTCATCCGGTTTCACATACCGCTTCAGCGTCCTGCCGCATTTGCCGCAAATGAGCCTGCCATTGAGCGCCAGCCGGTTCCCGAACCGGAGCTTGCTCGGGTCCTTTGCCAGTCCGCTCCGCCGCTTCTTCTCCCCCTGCACCTGGTAGAACACCGCCTTCGGCACGATGGGGTCGTGATCGTCTTCCACAAAATACTGCGGCCTGTCGCCCGTGTTCTTCACGCACTTGTGGGTCAGGTAGTCCTCTACATACCATTTCTGCATCAGCAGGTCACCGGCGTATTTCTCATTTTCCAAGATGCTCGCCACTGTACTTGGGTACCATTTCTCCCCGCCGGACGGGGTGCAGATGCCATCCTCCATCAGCCCGTCCGCGATCATCTTCGGGCTGTAGCCTTCAAGGAAAGCTCAATAGATTCTTCTGACCACATCCGCCTCAGCGGGGACAATCTCGTAGGTTCCCGGCATGTCGCCTCGCCTGTAGCCGAGGAAGGATGAGAAGTTGACCCGCCCTCTGCCTTCCTGGAAACCGAAGTTGATGCCCATGCGGACGTTCTGGGAAATCGATGCTGACTCCTGCTGGGCGATGGATGCCAGGATCGTGACCATCAGCTCCCCGGAGGCTTCCAGCGTGTTGACGCTCTCTTTTTCAAAGATGATGGGGATGTTAAGGGCTTTCAACTTTCGGATGTAGTTCAGCGCGTCCAGCGTGTTCCTTGCGAAGCGGCTGATGGATTTGGTGATCACAAGGTTGACATCGCCAGCTTCACAAGCAGTGATGAGCGCATTGAACTGCGGTCTGGTCTTCGCCTGAGTACCACTCAGACCTTCGTCCGCAAATATTCCCGCCAGCTCCCAGCCGTCGTGAGCCTGTATGAAATTCGTGTAATGCGTGACCTGCGCCTCGTAGGAACTTTCCTGTTCTTCGGAGTCCGTGGACACGCGGCAGTAGGCCGCCGCTTTCGTGACCTGTGTGGGCACGGTGACCACGGGGTCTGTATTTCTTGCTCTGATAACTCTTACTGCCATGTGAACGCTCCTTTCTCGTCAAATTCCGTCCTTACCGGAACCTCGGTGTATGACCTGCCAACCTTCTCTATGCGCATGTCCTCCTCAACCACCAGTCCGCAGGTGAAATGGAACTGCGCTTTTTCCTTCGACCAGAGGACAGCGTGATCTACAAATGCTTTGAACAGCTTCTCGTCTGATTCCATGAAGCTCTCCCTCACGCCTCTTTTGACCACAGCCCTTTTAAGGTCATCAACCGGGTTCTTTTTCTCCAGCTTCGCCAGGGCGTCGAGGATGGTTTTCTCCTCGCTGTCCAGCGCGGCTTTCTTTTCCCGGAGCTGCGCCGTGTACCTGTCCGCAAGGGCGCGGTCGTGGAGGACGGACTGCCTGCGCTTGACGGACTGAAGCTGTGCTTCCAGACGTTCGCGTTCCGCTTCCCCGTCATCAGAGACCCCGAGGATGGAGGGCTCCGCCGCCAACCGGTTCAGCGCCGTGGCGAATGCATTCTTCACATCCTGCTCGAACACCGGGAGCATGGGGCATGGAGCCTCCGCGCCTTCCACCATCACGGTTCTTTTATGAAGGTGGTTCCCGCAAGCATAATAAGCCCTCGCATCCTTCCCTCGCCTCATGTGCCCTCCGCAAAGACCGCAGATGAGTTTGCCTGAGAACACATACCGCTTCGTGTCTTTCACGGCTTTCTCCCGTCCAAGCCGCTCCCCGTGGCTTTTTATCATTGCGTTCGCCTGTTCAAAGGTCGCATGGTCGATGATCGCGGGGTGGTCTGCTTCGTTCAGGTACTGGTCGAGCTGGCCTGTGTTCACATACTTTTTGTAGTTTTCCATGAAGGTCTTCTGGTAGAGGCTGTCCCCGGTGTAAAACTCATTTCGGGCGATGGCGATGATGCTGTTGCTCCGCCACTTTCCCTGCGCCTCCAGACCCTTGTAGCTCTCCGTCCAGGTGGGTATCCGTTCCCCATTCAGTTCCCTTGCGATGACCAGGGTGCCCTTGCCGTCAGCCAGCGCATAAAAAATCCTGCGTACCGTGGCAGCTTCCGCAGGATGGATGATGTAGCCTTTTTTCGTTCTTCTGTATCCGTAGGGAACCTTGCCGCCCTTGTAGGTACCTGCCTGAAAGTGTTTCCTGATCGCCCACTTCTGGTTGGTGGAGATGGAGGCTGACTCGGATTCCGCGAATGCGGCCAGGAGCGTCAGCAGGAACTCCGACTCCATCGTTTCCGTGTCGATGTTCTCTTTCTCAAAGATCAGCCGGATGCCGAAGCTCGTCAGCGTCCTCACCATCGAAAGGCACTCCGAGGTGTTGCGGGCGAAGCGACTGATGGATTTCGTGACGATCACATCCACAGCCCCGGCTTCACAGTCCTGCATGAGCCTTTGCAGCTCCGGCCTCGTGTCCGCCTTCGTACCGCTGACGCCGCTTTCCGCATAGATGCCCGCCAGCTCCCAGGTGGGGTTTGGAGGCAATGAGGGATTTGTAATGGTCGCACTGGTTCTCGATGGAGGTCTCCTGCGAATCGAGGTCGGTGGAGACGCGGGCGTAGGCGGCAACGCGGAGCTTCCGCTGGGTTACGGGCGCGGGCGCGTTTATCTTTTCCACCTTCTGCGGCTGTTTTGGCGCTGTTTCCTTCTTTTTGTGTATGCTCACAGGTGCGGATGGTGCTTCCCATGTTGGCCTTGCCATCTCCTCTGCCATCCGGCTCCTGCCGACCTGTACTTTCTTCATAAGGCCCTCCTTTCCTTCTGCCGTCTCCTGAACTCCGTCTCATTCTCAGGAGTTCTGAACGCCTTGTTGCCGGAAAGGGGAGCCAGCAGGATGCGCCTCGCTTCCTTGTACGCCTCCCCCTCCATTCCGAGATGCATAAGCCATATCCGGAAGATGTACCGCTCGTTGCTCCCGTCCACCTCCCGCGCCAGCACCCGCCCCTGCTGTATTGCCAGAGCGTTCATCATCGACGCCAGCTGCGTAAACGTCCTCGTGCGTGACGCGCTTTTCGTCTCGGGGAAGCCCGTGAAGGTGAGCGTATCCCCCTCGAACGCGATTCCCTTTAAGTCCTCCCGAACCGCGCCGAGAAAGGCGGGGACCGTATCGACCTCTTTCAGCTTCTCCATCTGGTCTGCCGAGCAGGAGAACTCCCCGCCGGTCGACTTGCTGATGAGCCTGCCCCGGCTGTAGAGCATGGCGGCGAGGTTTCTGAGGCTCCGCGCCGTATGGCCTTCCATCGGGAAGCTGACCTCCAACTTGGAGGGCTCCGGCTCTTTTTCGGGTTCCGGTTCGGGCTCCGGTACATATTCCTTGATCATACCCTCGGAGAGCAGGGCTTCAATTACCTCCGCGTCCGCGTCGTCCCCGATGACCAGCGTGCCGTACCGCTCCACTTTGAAATCGCCAACCACGAATGCGCACTCCGGCATCCTGGTATAGACCGCCTTTGTGCCGGTCAGCCGCTCCAGCCACTTCACCAGTACCTTCCTGTTTTCCATTGTTTTTATGTACATGCCGTACTCCTTTCCGGCCGTTTCGGCCACTTTTGGGGTCATGGTATTACTCACTCTAAACGGCCTGAAAGTCAACGGTTATAAGCCCAGTTTCGGCAGATTCTAACTATTATACTAAGAAACGCCCGCGGATTTGACATGGCAGCTCCGGTCCGTCCTGACAAGGCCCCCGTTCCCGTTGGGAGCGAGCATGGCGCACGGGCTATCCCGGTCCACCCGGTATACCCAGTCCCACCCGGAAGCGCCCCAGGGAACTATGGCAAGGAGCAGCAGCGCCTCCCGCGCCTGCGTGCTGTTCAGACAGATACCTGTAAAGAAGGACGCCAGCTCCGCCACCTCCTGTGAGGTCATGTATGCGGCAGGCGTCCCAGGCTTTGCGGGCCGGATGTTCAGGAGCAGCCAGCAGGACACGGCCATGCGGTCCTTTTTCGGAAGGTCGTAGAAATGAGGAGCGTCCTGCCCGCAGTTTACGATGGGCACCGATATGCCATTCCGGGCTGCGTTTGCCCACAGCCTGTCTGACTGCGCCTTTTCAAGCCTCATGCCTTAACCTCCCGACGCCGGTACCAGTCCAAGCTGCCCGGCAAATTCCTTCATGATGCCAAGGTACGTCTGCGCCACGGCCACCTGCGGCAGCGTCCGTCCGGACCCGTCCGTCGTGCCGTGCTCCGTGATGTATTCCTCCGCTTCCCGCCATCTGGCGTAAGCCTGGCAGTAGCCCGCGAAGAGGGTCGTCTGCTCCTCCGCCAGGTTGATCCGCCTCGCAAGCCTGCGCCACTCCCTCTTTGCTTCCGCATCAAGCCATTTCGGGCAGGCGGGCGTTTTCTTCTCTGTCCTTACTGCTCCCATATGGATGTTCCTCCTGTCGCTTGGTGGTTCACCCTCCTATGCCTTGAAAAGCCTGATTTTTATAACGCCCCACATCGATTTGGTTTCAGACAACAAAAAAAGCCTGCCGACCATCCCGAAGGACAGCCGACAGGCAATATGGGGCAGGCGGGATTTCTCTCCTTGGTTGCCGCTTCCTCAAAGCGTCTCCAATCGTTATCCAGAAGGCAGGAAAGCCCGTGAAAGAAATCAGATTCTGTCGGTGTAGTCGAGCGAAATCCAGCCAGCGCCGGATTTCAGCTTGCCCCAGCCGGATTTGGAGCCTTCGCCGGAAGCGACCTCCGCGATTTCGAAGGAGCCCTTCCCGGTAAAGGACCCGGTGCGGCCGTAGTTCGTGCCGGGACCGCGCCGGATGTTCAGATTGGCAATGCTCACCTTCACCTTGAAGGAGCCGTCGGCGGTCACCGTCCCGCCTGCGTACTTGTCGTAGTACTTCTGGCCATAAGCGGCGCGCTTCTTCTGCACGCTCTCGCTCTGGTCGGCGGGCTTCTCGAACTTCGTCAGCACCACATCGGATGCCGCCCGGACGGAAGCCGCGCTCTTCAGCGCCGACAGCACCGAGGAATACTCCGTCAGCTCCTTGCAAAGGAAGCCGAGCTGTGCGGTAAGGTCGCCCACAGATACACCGCGCTCCTGCACATAGGCCAGCAGATCAGCCTTGCGACTGTGGTACGTCCACTGGGCGAGACCATAGCCGTACCCGTCACGGACGAAGTTGCCGTAGGCTCTGGCGTCCATCGCGGCAGTGAACTCATCGTCGGTCATGCCGAGCGCCCTGTTCCCGTTGTTCTGAAGGTTCTTCGGGTTCAGAGCGGATTCGGCGTACAGGTTGCCCATCAGCCCCGCCACGCCACAGGCATTGCCGATAAAGCCCATGAGAGTGTCCCAGATCGTCTTCTCAGGATCGGTGACGGGCGTGACAACAGGCGTCGGCGCGGTCTCCGTTACCTCGTCATAGGCGGGGCGACCATAACCGAGGATGCGGCTGTTGCTGAGCGCGTAGCTACGCCTCGCCACCTGGTTGCTGGTATTGCCCTCGATGGTATTCACCTTCGACGCCGTCACCTTCTCCACGATGCCGGTGTGCGTCGCGTTGTCCAGGGACGTGCCGAAGAAGATCTGGTCGCCGGGCTTGGGATTGCTGGTGTGGAACTGGCCCTTCTTCTTAAAGTAGCGCAGGGAGTAGGTGCATCCCGCGCCTGCGCTCTTCTCCGGCTGGCAGAGCAGCCGCAGGGCGTTCTCATAGCCGTAGGCCGTGAGGAAGCACCAGTCTACAAACATATCGCACCAGGCGTAGCCGTTCTTCTTGCCGTTGTACCAGCGCGGGTACTTCTGGTCGAAGTCGCGGGCGTACTTGGTGTAGTTGCCGCTCCCGGCATTTGCGGTCTTATCGTCAAGCTGGGCGTTGGACTTCTTTTCCTTGTATCCGATCTCCGCTGCAGCCACGGAGAGGACTTTCGATACATCGCAAGCGGATACAGCGGGCGTGGTTGCGGGTGTGCCGGAGAGAGCGGCATACGCCTTTTCGAGAGCAGCCTTACTCAAAGATCCGTAGATGCCGTCCGCCTCCAATCCCCGGTCGGTCTGGAATGCCGTCAGCGCGGCGAGCGTGTTCTTGCCGAAGTCGCCGTCAGCGCCGCTTGCCCCACAGGAGTAGCCGCAGGCGATGAGCATGGTCTGCATGGTCACGACAGCACTTCCCGTGCTGCCTTTCTTCAGATTCGTCATAATGATCTCCTTCCTGAAATGGAAAAGGCGCCTCCGAAGAGACGCCTACCCGGTCGATGCGTTATTCCTTGTTGCCCTCGTCCTTTTCAGCCCGGTCATGGAGCTGCTCAAGCACATCCTTCAGCTTCTCCGGGATGGGCAGGCCGAGGTGCGCGGCGTTCTCCACCAGGGAGACACCCTCGTTAGAGATGTAAAAGAAGATCACCGCCGTCCGCAGCACGGAGCCGTTGCCTATGACCTGCGTGTCCAGGATGTGTCCGATACCCACCAGCAGGAAGATGAGTACCTTCCTGGCGATGCCCTTGAAGCCCACCTCGCTGGACAGACTGTGGTCGGCGATGGTGCAGAGGACTCCCGTGATGTAGTCAATAGCCACGAAAGCGATGAGCGCATACAACAGGCCGTCGCAGCCGCCCAGAAACCAGCCGAGCCAGCCGCCGATGGCCGCAAAAATGAGTTGAATGGTGTTCCAGAATTCCTTCATGGTAAAATCCCTCCTCTTAAAAATGTGAGAGGCGCATCTGCACCCCTCATTCCAGTCCTTCGATATGTTTGATCCAGTCATCAAAGGTGAATCCCTCCAGAAGGACTCCCTCATTCAGCACCCGGCGCTTTGTCCCCTGGATAATCTCCTTCTCCACCTTCGGGTCGACGGAGCGGAACAGATCGCGGTGCTGCCGGAAATAGGCGCTGAAGCACTTCTCGGTCTTATCTCGATACCCGGCGTTCATCGGGTCCGTCCAAATTGGTTTGTTCAGCATGTAATAGGTGCCATAAACGAGCACAGCCACATGATACCGGGCTTCCGCCACCATTCCCCTGATCAAAAAGTCCTGTACCAGACGGGCGTTTGACTCGATCATATGGACGTAAGTCTTCGGGACATACAGCCTGTCGCCGCGGCAGATGGAAACATCCCGCCACTTCCACAGATACAGCGGAAGGCTGCAATACTTCACGTCCTTCGCGATCTTCAGGGCGAGCAGGTTAAAGCAGCTGTCCTCATGGCAGAGGATATCCGGGTGCCACACGATGTTGTTGTCCAGAAGGAACTGCCTGCGGTAAACCTTCCCATGCACAAAGGTCTGGTCCCTTTTGTGCGGGAAAAAGCCGGAGCGCCTGGTATTCACATCCTGCACTTCCTCCATGAAATCACAGACCAGGGCATCAAAGCCTTTCCGGGCAAGTGCCAGGATCGTGTACAGGGCGAGATTACTGAGGAACATATCGTCAGCATCGCAGAACATTACATACTCGGCGGTCGCGGCGTCCATCAGGTGCGCCCGGCATCCCGGAAGGCCGGAATGCTCACACTGGATATAGCGGAGCGGATAAGAAAAGCTGCCGAGGAACTCCTCTGACAGCTTTACGTCCGATCCGTCATTCGCAATGACGACCTCTATGTCCTTTTTGAAGTCCACCCCCTGCTGGGTGGCGATGCTCGTAAGCATCGGCCGGATCACATCCTCGGTTTCATTGTACTGGGTGATGAGCAGTTGAAGTTTCATAAGCGCCTCCTTATTCCTGCGGGTTGATATACTGCGAAATGGCATCGTAGATGACCCGTCCGCCATATTCCGACAGATAATGGCTCAGGGCATCTGAGAAGGATGAGTCCGAAACATATCCCTGCGCATCCAGATACCCGCCAAGAACCTCGCTGAGATAACTGCCGGAGCTTCCACGCGAGAGGTAATCCGAAAGAACATAGCTCAGTCCGTCCTGTGATACATAACCGCCCAGTTCTTCGCTCAGATAGCTTTCCGTTACATACCCATAAAGAGCTTCAGAAAGCGCATCGTCCGTTACATAGTCAGAAAGGTAAGCGTTGATGTGTTCGCTGAGATAGCCGTCCATGTCGGAACTGCTCATGTAACTGTCGAGTATCTCACTGACGTAGCTCCGGGTCGTATACTCGCTCAGATATTCACTCAGGTAGGATGATGTGATGTAACCGCTGAGGTATTCGCTCAGATAGTTTTCCATACCCGTCGATTCACTCAGATAATACGACAGCAGGGTATCCACATTGATCTGGCAGGTCGCACTTTCGTGGTTGAGAATCAGCTTGTCATAGATGCTGGCTGATTCGGTCCGCGGCAGTTCACTGATTTTTACTCCCATAGTTCTTCTCCTCCTCATTGGTCTATTTTGATTACTTGATTGCCTTCCGTGAGCAGAGGCTCCCCGGATTCCGTTGTTGCTGCGTCCGGCTCGTCGTCGGAACCGTCTATTCGTATTTCCTGCCCGTCCTCCGTCAGAAGAGCATCGCCGCTTTCCGTCTGGATGACGTCGCCTCCGGATGGGATGATGACCGCAGAAGCACGGATTTTGTAAATCTGCCCCTCCCGCTCCAGGAACAGGTAGTCCGACTCCCGAAGCGAGGTCACGGTCGGAACCTGGGTAATGTCATCCTGCTTTTCCAGAAGAGCATGATAAAGCCCGTTCGAATAAACAGGCAAATAGCTTCCGGCAACGGGCCGGGCATCAAAGCTGAGCGTGTCCTGCTTCCTCTGAAGCGCGGAATAAATCCCACCGGACTTAGCGGCATTCTGGCTCCCGGCGGCAGGTTCATTATCCAGAATGATATGACCCCCACCTGCCTGGATTGCCGCATACACACCGCCGCTCGTGACCGGGTTCCCGCTGCCCTCTGTCGGTTCAGAATCAAAGGTGAGCTTGTCCTGCTTTCCCTGCAGGGCTGTGTATATTCCGCCGCCCCGGACAGGATTACTGCTGCCGGATACCGGTGCTTCATCGAAATTCAGCGTATCCTGCTTCTTGTGAAGCTCCGTGAAGATACCTCCGCTCCTGACCGGATTTCTGCTCCCGGATACCGGAACAACATCAAAGGTCAGGGTATCCTGCTTTCCGGCCGCCGCGTCCGCATTGGCTTTCATCTGCCTGTCGATGATATCGAAATTGCCGTTCAGCTCATCGATATCCACAAGGTCGGTTTGTTCAGGCTTGGTCAGCCTGTAGTTCGTTGTCCTGGTCGCCAAACTGACCACCCCCTTTTATGCGTTGACATGGACATAGGTCGTATCTCCATAGGTGACATTACTTTTGAACAGTTCCGGGAACTGCTCCTTCACTTCCTCGTACAGTGACCCCTTCGAGTAGGTGAGGTACGGGACTTTTCCGCTATGCGTGATTCCGGTGCATCCGCTTGCCGCCGAGCCATGCTGCACAATGTTCTTAAGGACTGACAGATCCTTTGGCAGATCGTCATACCAGCACCAGGGCAGCGCCAGGATGCCGGGGATATTTACGATGCTGTCATCCGGGAAGGTCACGTAGTTGGTATACATGGTCTCGTCATCCACATCGTTAAGGCCCAGCCCCGCCATCTTCCGGCAGATGCCGGAGGTCGCGGAATTGTATCCGCCCTTCAATCCCGGAGCGCACCGTGTATAGTCGGAGGTGTTCAGTGTGAAGGTCAGCACATGGATCTGGTTGTAGACGTAAAGGTTCGTATACGGATAATCCACGCAGCTCGGTCCCGGCAGCACCTCCGGCCTGCCATCCTTTTTCATCATCGCCGCGATGATATAGATATCCGCCCTTGCCTCGATAGCATTTCGCCCGTCTGCCGAAGGATAGCTTCCTGCCGGAAGGACCATATACGGGATGTCCTCATACTGGCGGTAGTCGGCAAAGGCTCCCTTCTGGGCGAGATAATCCACAATGCTGCTGTAGGCGTCCTCGGACAGATAGTAGTTCCCGTCTGCCGGTATGTACGGGACATCCTGCGGATAGAAATCATCCCAGAAGTCAGACGGAAGGTCATCGTTAAAGGAAAGTCCCAGGTCCTCTCCCACGATCTGCCCGATCAAACTGATTGGAACCGTCATGGCCTCCACATTGACCAGTGTCTCCGCCTCGTACTGATCCCCTGATTCCGTCTGGTAGGTTGCATGGATGGATGTTCCGTAAGGCGTCATGATCTCCCCGCTTGGCGGATAGAAGGCGCAGTCAGAAGTCACCATCACGATGTCCCCGGACTTCTTGTATTTCAGCGCAACAGTCGCCCCGGTGAGGTCAAGCGGTTCTCCCTCTGCGTAATGTATCTTGTTCGGAGCATGGGCAAAGTAAATGCCGTCCACCATGTCTACGGTGACCTTATATTCTGCCGTATACTCCGATCCCGTCGCCGGGTTCCTCCACACCGTCTGTACAGCGATGCTGTCCATATGCCCGATCACCTCTCCCGGTGCGGGCTCGAAGGTGACGGCGGAAGCATCCACAGGTCTTGTAGTCCCATCCGTATAACGGATAGAGAACACCGCGCCGGAAAGGTCGAGTCCCGCTCCTTCTTTCTGCGTCGGATTGGAAATGCGCGTAAAGAACAGCTCCTCCGCATCCGCCACATCGATCTGCGTGTCTGCCGTGAACTCATTTCCCGCATGGTCGGTGTAGGTCGCGTTGATGTTCAGCTCCCCGGCGTATTCCAACAGCGACTCTTCGTCCGGATCGTAGCCGCAGGATGCCGTGATGTCCGATGCCGTCCCGTCCTTGTAGTAGGCCATCACCTGACCTCCGGCAAGGGAGAGCGGTGATCCGGCATACTGCGGGCTTGCCGGGCTTCGCACCCACTCAATTCTGCTGGTCACCGCGTTGTATCCAAAGACCACAAGGCGGGCCTGTCTTGATGCAAGTCTAAGTGCCATCGCGCCCTCCTTACCCGTCCGTGATGGAATACGTGATCTTCAGTGACTGCGTGTCGGTCTTTGTAATCGGCTCCTCCAGGTTGCAGATCGTCCCGATATAGTTCTGGCAGGCGTCAAAATACACATAGAAGTCCGTGAACATGCGAAGGTCATCCGTCACATAGCCGCAGAAGTCCTTCATGTTCCAGGAGCCTGTCGTATAGGAGCCCAGGTCATACCGGCACTCGCCATCCTCATAGAGGATCACCCGCGTCCGCCTGGTCTCCACGCCTCCTGTCGCGTTCGTCACCTGATAGCAAAACTCCGTCCAGATGCCGCCGTCCCTGTGGGCATAGATGCCGCAGTCCATTGTCTGGAAGCGGTCGATGGACGGGGTGAACTGCCTGATCTGGGAAGGAAGCCTTTCTGCGGTACGGAGACTTCAGGCTGTAATACAGCTTGTAGATGTTGTCGAAGTGGACGGTCAGGGCATTTGCCGTGATGTTGCCTGCTTCCGGCGTCAGGCTGGTCAGGATGCCGGTCGGCTGGGAAGGCGTGGTCTGAGGATTGGCAGACGGGCCGGTGCCGTTGATGAAGGCGTCCTCCTCGGCGTTACCGAAACGCACGCCGAAACGCTGCGCGATGTGGGCGGCGATGTTGAAGGCGGAATCGTTCAGTAGCTCGTTGGATACCTTGATCATGCAGCCCAGCTTGTAGGCGGACAGGGTCTCCTGGGCAAAGCTCATATCGGATTCCTGAATGGCCGCGCCTTCCTCGATCCAGGAAGCAGAGCCGCTGTCCGTGGCAATCGGAATGGTACGGGTGCCGGAGTTGGTACGGATGGTGTGCGCCAGGGTGCGGAAGATGTTATTCTCCTCAAGTCCCTGGATCAGCTGGCGCTCAAACTCGTCCGGGACGGTAAAGCCGCCGTTCTCGTTTACGCCCACGGAAAGCGCGTCGCGCACTTCCAGGCTGTTGTTGCCGCGCATCATGTCCCAGAACGCCTTGTTGTAGGCGTCAATCGCAGTCGGGCGGCTGGCCTTGCGGCTGTCCGCTTTCGGGTCGGCATGGACAGGCGCGGAGGTCGGAGCGGAAAGCTTGGCATCCATCTCCATTTGGTCCTCTAGGCGCTTGATCTCATCGCCCAGGGCCTTCACATCGGCTGCCATCTTGTCGTACTGCTCCACGGCGTCGGCGGCCACCAGGCCGTTCTCGTCGCGGTGCTGCTCCAGAAAAGCCTTGGTCTGCTCCCACAGGGTATTGCGCTTGTTGCGAAGTTCAATGATCTTACTCATGGATTTATCTCCTTCCATAAAAATAACCGGGCTCCTCATTTGAGAAAGTCCAGCTGGTTTTTGAGTATTTCAAAGGGCATAGCCCCTTCCTTGGTCTTGCCGTCCATGCCGATCACGAGAGCGGACGGCGGCTCCTCTGTGCCTCTTGTGATGCCCAGGCGGTCGAGGATAGCCATGTCCATCACGCGGGTGGAGAACAGCTGCGCCTCGGCGGGCAGAGCATCCTCCTTTTCCGGGTCCTTGTCCTCATCCGGCTTTCTGCCGTCATAGAGGACCTCGTCGGCAAAGCCCAGCTCCACTGCTTTCTTTGCATTGAGCCAGGTCTCTTCCGACATGAGGTCGGCAATCCTGCCCCGGCGCAGTACGCTCTTGGCAGCATAGGCGTTGACGATGGCCTCCTTGACCTCGTTCAGCGCGGCGATAGCCTTTTCCATGTCGCGGGTATTGCCCATTGCCACAGTGGACGGGTCATGCAGCATCAGGAGCGCCGTGGGGGACATCTGCACCGTATCTCCGGCCATCGCCACCACCGACGCGGCGGATGCGGCAAGGGACGCGACCTTCACAGTGACCTTTATTCCGCTCTCCCGGCTTTTCGTCGGTGTAGGCATGGTAGATGTAGTAGATGCGCCCGTTCTCGTCCCGGTCCACTTCCACGTTCTCCGGCAGAAGCGGGTACAGTGAAATGACACTATTCCTGCCGTCCCGGATGATCTGCGCATAGGCGTTGCCGTACAAAAGCAGATGTGTCATCAGCGTCTCGAAGAAGGAGAAGCTGGTCATCTCCGGGTTGGGCTGGCGGTACAGCAGCTTATACAGCGGATGATCCGTCGCCCGTTCCTTATCCCGGTCAGAGCCCTCGGTGTACCTGTACAAATGAAGCGGAAGCCCCGCCACTGATTCCGCCAGCAGCCGCACACAGGCATACACCGTGGCGATCTGCATGGCGGATTTTTCATTGACCGTCTCGCCGGATTCCGCCTTGCCAAACACAAAGGTCTGCCCGGAATCACGGACGCTGTCCTGTACTTTGGGAGCATCCCTTGCGCTGATGCCCAGCCATTCTCTAAGTCCCATGGTCATTTCCTCCCATAAAAAACGGGACCGCCCGGTTGTCCGGGAAGTCCCTGCGGTTTTTCACAATATTAGGATACTACATTTCTCAATATGAATCTTATCAGAAAGTGGACACGCATCAGAACGACAAAAGGCCGCGGGTATCGTAGACGCTCTCCCCGGTGTCCAGTCCGCAGCGGATCGCACGGTCCAGCGCCATGATGGTCGCCACCGCGCCGTCGATCTTCTCCGTGCTCTTTTCCTTGTCCGCCTTGATGTTCCCGGCAGGATCGGTGCGGATGAAGATGTTGTCCATCATCCACCGCAGGACGGGATGACCGCCGTGGGCGATTCGCTTCTCCAGCACCAGCTTCATCAGCTCCTTCGTAGGCGGGGACATGTCCTTGAAGCCCTGCCCGAAGGGCACGACCGTGAAACCCATACCCTCAAGGTTCTGCACCATCTGGACCGCACCCCAACGGTCGAAGGCGATTTCACGGATGTTGTATTTCTCTCCCAGGCGTTCGATGAACTGCTCGATGTAGCCGTAGTGGATGACGTTGCCCTCGGTCGTAAACAGGACACCCTGCCGCTCCCAGATGTCATACGGCACATGGTCGCGCCTGACGCGCAAATCCAGCGTGTCCTCCGGCACCCAGAAGTACGGCAGGATAAAATACTTGTCATCCTCATTTTCAGGAGGAAAAACAAGCACGAAGGCTGTAATATCTGTCGTGGACGACAAGTCGAGTCCGCCGTAACAGACGCGCCCCTCCAGATCGTCCGGAGATACAGGAAATGCGCAGGCGTCCCACTTGTCCATCGGCATCCAGCGCACCGACTGCTTCACCCACTGGTTGAGCCTCAGCTGACGGAAGCTGTTCTCCTCGCCAGGGTTCTGCTTGGCGGATTCGCAGGCGGCCTTCACCTTGTCGATGCCAACCGTGATGCCCAGGGAGGGATTGGCCTTCTGCCAGACCTTGGGGTCCGTCCAGTCCTCGTCCTCTGACGCGCCATAGATGACAGAATAGAAGGTCGGGTCGATCTTCCTGCCCGCCTGAATGTCCAGGGCCTTCTGGTGTACCTCGTAGCAGATACTGTTGGTGTCGTTCCCGGCGGTGGTGATCAGGAAATAGAGAGACTGCATCCTTGCGTCGCCGGACCCTTGCAGCATGACGTCGAACAGCTTTCTGTTCGGCTGGGTATGCAGCTCGTCAAAGATGACGCCGTGGGTGTTGAAGCCGTGCTTGTTCGCCACGTCCGCCGACAGCACCTGGTAGGAACTGTTGGTGGGAAGGTATGTGATCTTCTTCTGCGATTCCAGTATCTTCACCCGCTTACTGAGCGCCGGGGAGAACCGCACCATATCCACCGCTACGTCAAAGACGATCTTTGCCTGGTTTCGGTCGGCGGCACAGCCGTACACCTCGGCGCGCTCCTCGCCGTCACCGCTTAAAAGAAGCAGGGCTACGGCGGCTGCAAGCTCTCTTTTGCCTTGCTTCTTAGGTATCTCAATGTATGCCGTGTTGAACTGACGGTAGCCGTTGGGCTTTAGTATGCCGAACAGGTCACGGATGATCTGCTCCTGCCAGTCGATCAGTTCAAAAGGCTGTCCCGCCCAGGTGCCTTTGGTGTGGCACAGGGATTCAATAAACATGACGGCGAAGTCGGCGGCATCCTTATTGTACCGACTGTCCTTCGCCATGAACTTCGTAGGCTTGTACTTCTTCAGCTTTCTCATCATCTGTTTCATCACCTTCTTCCTCATAAGGTATCAGCCATGACGGGTCCGGTACGAAAGCGTCATATGGCAGTTCATTCCTGTCTATCAAAAATTTCAAAGGTATCTCACCTCCCTGGGCATGAAAAAAGCCGCTACCGGAATCGGCGCGACCAATATTTGAAATATGAACTTTCTGTAAATCCGCAATTACATCTTGACGGGAGACCTGTTGACCGCGTATAATGAAGATGCGTAACAGCGGGTGTATCTCAGCCCCAAATGAGACATTTACAAAGCGAGCTTCTCTTGGCTCCAATCAAGACAGTTAAGAGTGAGTGTTTCGCTACTCAGAATGCGATCGTAACAGGGGCAGGTGCCAAACCTGCCCTTGTTTTATGGAGTAAACGAATGGATAATATCAAGCTATATGAAGTCGATGCCAAATATGTCAATTACCTCACTGCTTTCGCCCCGCACCTGTTCCACAACAAGGCTGCCGGACAGTCCAATGAGCGAAAGTACATAGGCGTGATCCTCACGGTCAACGGAATGGATTATTTTGCACCGCTGTCGTCGTTCAAATCCAAGCATGCGAAAATGCCGGAAGCAGTGGACTTCATCAAAATCAAAAACTATGCCGTCATCAATATCAACAATATGTTCCCCGTCCCTAATGGGCTGGCGCACTATGTCGATATCTCGAAAGAACGTAATCCCAAGTATAAATCCCTGCTTCTTGCTGAGTACCGAGCAATTAAGGCCATGCAGGAGAAAATCAGGAAGAACGCAAAGATTGTCTACACACACAAGATTGAGAATGGGAACACCTCTGCGCTTGCCAAGCGGTGCAATGATTTCCTGCTTCTTGAGGATGCCTGCAAAAAATACAGATAAAGCAAGCCGCCCGTCTATACCAGGATGGGTGGCTTTTTTACTACGACCAACAGAGCCTTCCGGCTCCGTGGTCTGCTGTGCTTTTTCCTTACAGCCGCTTGATCTGGCAGGCCATCCCATCCACATCCACGATGCGGTAAGTCCGACCCCGCCATTCAATTTCCCGGATGCGTACCCCGGTGTAAGCGTTGCTGCGCTGGCGGTCGGAAAGGACCCTGCCATGCGCCTCCATCCAGTCGGCGATCCTGCCCATCAGGCGGGACTCGCGTTCCATCTTCTCTGCGTAGTTCATCCCGGCACCTCCCTCGGCTCAGTGCGCCATCGCCCAGGCGATTGCATGACCATCATCCTCGAACTCGACCTCGCTGACCGCCCGAAGCCCGATGGCACCTTCGCAGGTATGGTCGTCGGTCAGGAATTCGTAGGTTGCCCCGAAGTAGCAGGGCTTCTTGTGCAGGTAGTAATAACCGGCAATGACCACCTTGTCTCCAAAGGTCAGGAGCTTGCTCCAGCGGCATTCGAGGTCTTCCGGGGTCGTGGGGTTCGGCAGTCTGTAGGTCTTCATTCCTTCGTTGATCGTCATGGTTTTGTCCTCCGTTTGGTGTGTTTTCCCTTTCGGTATGGACATATTCGCTCTGAACCGGAGATATAGCAAGTTAATTCTGGCCGGATTCCCGCCATAAATCCGACAATCCTCCGAGCCGGAAATTGTGTATATTACGAGCGGCATGACCGGTAGATGATAGCCAGGATTTTCTCCTGTTCCTCCTCGTCTACCCCTATGTCCGCCAGCGCCTGCCGCGTGCCGCACTCCGGACAGATGAGCGTCGTATTGTCCGTTCTGGACAGTGCCGGAGGTTCGCCGTAGGTCTTGCCGCACAACGGGCACACCCTGATTTCTCTCACATCACTCTTCATTTCTACACACCTCCACGCACTTGTCATAGGCCGCCGCCAGTATTCTCTTGTCGAAGAAGAAGGTGTCGTACCCCTCGAGGCAGGTTCTCATGTAGCAGCCGCTGGGGATGCCGATGGGCCTGTCCTCGTGCATAATGTAGACGAAGGCAGTCACCGTCCTGCGCCGTCCCGTTCGGATGCCCTTGTACTGCACCCGCAGTTCCTTCTTGTAGTAGAAGGACGGGAATCCCTCGTATCGGTCCAGCGCCTTTTCATCCGATTCCGTCACCTCCCAGACGACCGTGGGAACGGAGCCGCCATCGAATTCTTCGATGGTGAGGTAGGAGCCGGTCTTGCTGCCCTTGAAAAGCAGCTCCCAGCCGGTCAGGTTCGCCGTGCCGAGTATCGTCGCCAGTGGGCAGCGCCAGCGCATCTGCGGTACGTTCAGGTTGCTGCCGTAGGCTATGTAGTATCTTTTTGCCATTTTGTTTACCATCCTTTCCGAAGGCTCACCCTTCTACCACCGAAAACCCGCCGAAGCGGGTCCGGTAGGAGGAGGCTAAGTCCTCTGTGCCCTTCAAGCGGCGCGCCCGTTGCGGAAGGCGGCGTCGCCGGTGAGGTTGCGGGTCAGGAAGTCCCTCGCGGTGGCGAATTCCTCTCCGATGAAGCCCAGGCGCATCAGCCAGGTGCGCATCGCAAACTTGGGGTTCTCGGTCTGCTGGGGCTTGGGGCTGGCGGTTTTGACTTCCTTCGCCATCTCGCTCAGCGCGAGGCAAAGCTGAATGTAGCTCTTCAGCTGGCCGGCGTGGATGCCGTTCTGCCGCCCGCCGTCGGGCGCGTCAAACTGGAAAAGCCTGAACTCGATGGTGCCCTTAGTGAAAGTCGCGTGGTAATTGAGCATTCTGTATCTCGACCCGTTGTAGTGCTGGTTCCTGCCGTAGTTCTCGCCCTGGCTGGTGTACCAGATGTCCGCCAGCCTCGCCATCGTGTCGGGCTTTCTGCGGTTCAGTTCCGCCAGGAAGTTCGGGTCGACCGTGCGGCAGTAGCGGTCCATGCGGCGGCGGTCGAGCTTCAGGGCGTCGGCCAGAAGGCTTTCGTGACTCGCCATGATGTTGGCAAGGTTCCGGAGGGTCTGCGGGGTGTGCCCCTTGGCTCCAATATGGATGTGGACTCCGCAGCCGCGGGTCGCGTCGCTCTTGGCTCCCGCCTTGCGCAGGCGGCGGCAAAGCTCCTGCAGGGTCTCGATGTCGCTGTAGGTCAGGATCGGGGTGACCATCTCGCACTTGTGGGCGTCGTCGCCCGCGATGCTGACGTCCCGCTGGAATTACCACTCTCGGTCCTGTGCATCCCAGGCGCTCCAGCTGTAGTTATAATGCGTCCAGTTTCTGTGCGCTCTTTTTCTGCAGTTTTGCTACATATCCTTCACTCGGGCGTATTTCACCTCCGGTCATTCCTGCTATCATTACAGGAACCTTGTTGATCGATGCGTTGGCTGTATTTATCAGGGAAAGAATCATACTTTTTACTGTGGATCCGTAATGACACTTTCCCTGTTGTTCCGGCATATACCTTGCTTTTACCAAATTCCCACAAGCATTGCATCGAAACAGTCTATACTTGATTTTTCTTTTAACTAAGCTGATCTCCAGGTCATATTCATATTTATCGTCTTCTTCATCATTTCTTCCGTTTCTGTGAAGTCTTGTGAAGCGCAGTTCCAGCAAACCTCATCTGTGATCTTTCGTTCCAAAACGGTTGTGATCTCTTCTTCCTTAGGAGGTTCTAAATCATGCTTTTCATGACCCGGCTGGCCGCCTTTCGATAGGCCGCTTCCACGTCTGCTGTTCGGTATCCGTTTTTCCTTCTCTTCCGGTGTTTTGCTTGTCGGTGTTCCGGTGTTTGAACTATCATGTCTCAGGCGGGCTTCGGCACGCTCCAGTTTTTCTGTCAGTTCCTGAATAAGGGCATCTTTTTTCTCGATTTCCTTATTATCATTCTAATGGCTTTCAAGGAACAAAAAAAGAGGGCTGAATCCATGGTCATGTAGTTAACATAACTGTGGATTTGCCCTCTTTCTTTGCAATATAGTTTGTACGCCATTTTGTACGCCATTTTGTGGCGTACAACGTGAAAATACGTGATTTTACGTGAAATTTTACCTGTTGATTTCCTCCACTCTCCAGTACCCGCTAACCCGCATAAACACTGGTATTTCAAGGGTTTTATACCCCCTCTTCCGTCCAGTTGTAAGGAGTTTGCTGGTACACATAATAAAAACGTCGAACGACACCATCGGGGGCCTCGGAGCCCTTATAAATAAAGGAAGTCTGATTTTGGCTTTTCGACCAAATCATGGATTTACACCATTTTACACCATTATTACTGATTATTCGGCATCCGGACGATATTATCGCTACCTGCAACCTTCTGAAGTGCACTGTCGATATAATCTGAACTCATCAGGACATTGATGTTCTGCTCCAGCAATTCGATTTCCTCCTGCTTAACATTGTCCGTGGTATGAACATACAGGTTCATTGTCATCTCCAGTGTTGCATGGCCGAGATAACTTTGGATCGTCTTCGGCTTCACACCGGCTTCCAGGCATCTCGTAGCGAAGGTATGCCTGAATGTATGTCCTCCGAACACAGGAAGCTGTTCGAACTCGTCCATCATCTCGTTCCGCAGATCTATGATTCTCCGGATTGCGTCATTGAAAATCTGGACATTGATTGGAGTATTCAATTTTGTAACGAACAGCAGATTCGCAAACTCGTCTTCCTTTGGGAACTTTTTGCTGATCATATTCTTCAGCGTAAACTGCCGGAACAGGTACTTTTCGCAAGTGCTATTGATTGGTACATCCCTGACACTGGTTTTTGTCTTCGGCGGACCGATACGAAACGACTTCTTTGTTTCTCCATCAAACTTTGCATAAAGAAGTGTCTTCGTCACATGGATGACCTTTTTCTTCATATCCAAGTCATCTTTCGTCAATGCAAAAAGTTCGCCCGGTCTGAGGCCGGTATTGACCGCCACATTAAACATATTGTCATAGTATGTCCCTGCTGCTGTTTCAAAGAACAGCGCCTGCTCATCCGTTGTCAGAACATGGTATCCATCGCTCTTTTTGGTAGGAATGCGGACACCTTTGGTCGGATTTTTGATAGCGAAGTCATCTTCAATGGCTCTTCCATACATGTCATTCAGAATTCTCCGTACTTTATCAAGCACCTCCCAGGAGTATCCCTTCGTCTCATGAAGTTCATTAACGAGATT